GGAACTGCACTATTTCTACTACCCACAATCTATTGTCACCGCCGGTACTTCTTGGCTGGGCGATAATTTTGATTCCGCTCTCCTTTACGGCACTCTGCTGGAAGCGTACACCTACATGAAAGGTGAGACGGATATTATGGCTGCATATAAGCAGCGGTACGACGAAGCGATGCAATTACTCAAGCAACTGGGTGATGGCAAGAACCGTCGTGATGCATACAGGTCCGGCCAAGTCCGGTACCCGGTACAGTAAGGGAGAAAGAAAGTGGGTATTGGGGTAGAAATTCCAGTTTTGTTAGGTGGGGTAGTAGTACACACTACCAATGGCCGTGGGCATAGCCCTGAAGAACTAGCGGAAATGGCGCTAGACAAGATTATTTATGTAGGTAGCCAAAGCCATCCGGCTATTCGTGACCAAGCCGAAGCTTTCAAAAACCACATTCGTTCGGTGTTGGTTGCCTACATGAAACAAGCGGTTGTGTGTCATAACACAACCATCGCAAACCGGCTTAAGCAAGCGGGACATCCTGAGCTTGTTAAGCTTTTAGATTAAGGAGCCTTTCATGGCAATCTCGCAAGCTATGTGCACTTCCTTCAAGGTGGAACTCCTGCAAGGCGTGCATAATTTCACTGCTTCTACCGGCGACACGTTCAAGATTGCGTTGTATACCTCGTCGGCTACTCTTGGTGCTAGCACTACCGCATACACTGTTACTGATGAAGTTTCTGGTACGGGTTATACGGCTGGTGGTAACACTCTTACTAACGTCACTCCGACTTCGTCGGGCACGACTGCCTTTACTGACTTTGCTGATACGACTTGGACCACTGCCACCATTACGGCTCGCGGCGCTCTGATTTACAACAGCACGGAATCGGATAAGGCTGTCTGTGTTCTGGACTTTGGTTCGGATAAGACCTCGACTTCGGGCGACTTCACGATTGTGTTCCCGACTGCTGATGCATCAAATGCGATAATCCGAATCGCTTGATTTAAGGGTCTCTCGTGTCCGACGCCGTTGTTGCTTTTCAGGGATGGAATGCATCCGGCGTTGGCTGGGGGGATGACCCTTGGGGTGAAAGTTTAGCCGCTAATCCTACAGGCACCGGTGCTGTCGGAGATGTTGTAGTTGCCGCCGCCGCGAATATAAACGCTACAGGTGTTGAAGGAACCGGAGCAGTTGGTTCAGTAACCGTTGAGGCTGACGCCAATGTAAGCGTTACTGGAGTTGAGGGGTCTGGGCAGCTTGGTACAGTAAGTTTTGAACTTGATTGTGTTGTCGATGTAACAGGCGTTGAGGGTACCGGCGCTGTTGGTACTGTTGTAGTTGCTGCTGGTGCGGATGTAAACGTTACAGGCGTTGAAGGAACCGGGCAGGTTGGTGTAGTAGACCTTTATTTGTCTATTGAAATATATCCAACCGGAGTTGAAGGCACCGGGCAGCTTGGAACAGCTACTTTTGAGCTAGATTGTGTAGTTGATGTAACCGGTGTTGAAGGCACAACAGAACTAGGCAACGTAGTTGCTAACGCAGACGGCAACATTGATGTTCTAGGTAACGCCGCCACTGGGTTTGTTGGTGATGTAACAGTAACCGGCGTAGCAAATGTCGATGCGACAGGCGTTGAAGGCACGGGAGCAGTCGGCACTGTTGCAGTTACTGGTACCGCAGAAGTTAGTCCGACAGGCGTTTCTGGCACAGGCGAAGTTGGTACTGTTGTTGTAGACGCCGGAGCAGATGTAAACATAACTGGAGTATTTGCTACTGGTGCGGTTGGTATTGTTTCGGTTATTGCTGAAGCGGTTGTTGATGTCACTGGCGTACAAGCAGCCAATGATGAAGGTGACGTAGTTGTAAACGCTGCCGCGAATGTAAACATAACTGGAGTATCTGGCACCACTCAATTAGGTTCTGTACAAGTAACTGCGGGAGCCACAGTATCCCCAACTGGAGTACAGGCAACTGGACAAATTGGCACGGTTTTGATATGGAGTCAAATAGATGACAGCCAAACTCCTAACTGGCAAAATATTAATGACAGCCAAACACCTGTTTGGCAAAATATTAATGACGCACAAACGCCCTCTTGGGTGCCGATAGCGGCATAGAAATAAAGGACTTACAACGTGGCCTCTACTTACTCAGCCTTAAAGATTGAACTAATCGGCACTGGGGAGCAATCGGGTACTTGGGGTACTACGACCAATACCAACCTTGGTACCGCTATTGAAGAAGCGATTATTGGTTATTCGACTGCAAACTTCACCAGTGATGCAGACCTGACCATCTCGCTTACGGATACTAACGCTTCTCAAGTCGCACGAAATCTGGTTCTTAATGTTACGTCGAGTGGTTCGCTTACGGCGACTCGAAACCTGATTGTGCCGACGATTGAGAAGCCGTATTACATTTTCAATAACACCACTGGTAGCCAAAGCATCACCGTCAAGACTTCTGCTGGTACCGGTGTTGTAGTGCCGAACGGCGGCAAAGCGCTGGTTTATGCCGATGGAACCAATGTGGTGCCAGCGATTAACTCGCTGCCTGTTTCTGCAACGGTGACGTATAAACTGCCAACCACTGATGGCACCAATGGTCAAGTTCTTCAAACAGATGGCTCTGGCACATTAAGTTTTGCATCTGTGAGTTCTGGGCCTTTTCCAGAAAACCAACAAACAATTTCAGCTGACTATACAATTACAGCATCAAAAAATGCTTCATCGGTTGGTCCAGTAACCATAAATACAGGAATATATGTAACTGTTGGCACTGGTCAAAAATGGTTAATTTTTAACTAAGGAGTTATAAATGAGCAATATTAAAATTCAAGGCAATGCTAGTGGTGCTGGAACAACCACATTGCAAAGTGCAGATACTAGTTCTAATACTACTTCTACTTTGCCAGCGACTACTGCAACTCTTGGGTACATTAATCTTCCGGCTGTTGGTACTAAAACGGCTTCGTATACGTTAGCAGTTGCTGATGTCGGCAAGTACGTTCAAGTTGGTTCTGGTGGCTCAATCACAATCCCTGACGCCACCTTTTCTGAAGGCGATGTAATCATCATTGCTAACAACACGACTGGCAATATCACAATCACTTGCACGATTACAACGGCTTATATTGCTGGTACTGATACAGACAAGGCAACTGTAACTCTGGCTACTCGCGGGTTAGCAAACATCGTGTTTTTGAGCAGCACAGTCTGCATTATCTCGGGGAACGTATCATGAGTGGATTTGTTCTTGCTCTTGCTGGAAGTTCGTTTTCTTACGGCCTCACTATCGGCGCTGCCTATGGTGGAGGTTATTTTGCCGGACAAATATCTACTGCTGGTACTGGCGTTGCTGATTACAACCTAGTGATAGCCCCGGTTGCTTCTGGTGAAAACAATAGCGTGCTTTGGAAAACAACAAATACAACAACTGCTGGTACATCTTCTGTAATTGACGGGCCAACAAACTCAAGCAACATGAATAATGCCACCCATCCCGCTGCTCAATTTTGTGAGGGGCTGTCTATTGGTGGGTTTACTGACTGGTATATGCCTGCTAAAAATGAATTGGAAGTGTGTTATTACAATCTTAAACCTACTACTGCAGCAAACAATACAACGTCCGGCATAAACACTAACGCTGTTCCCAGTCGTGGCTCTAATTACACCTCTGGCACACCTGCGCAAACATCTGCCTCTGATTTCAAAAATACGGGAACGGAGGACTTCGCATCGTCCTTTTACTGGTCTAGTACACAGGCTTCTGATACGTCCGGTTGGTCACAGTACTTCGGCAACGGAGGTCAGTACTACGCCACTAAGAACGGTGACAACAGGGTTAGAGCCGTTAGGAGAGTTGCTATTTAATCCTTTAATTCTTTCCTATGGCTCAATACAAGCATCTCCCAAGGAAAAACTATGTACATCTGCGTAACTGAAGTTGATGCTGTAACCAAGATTGTCTGTACACAAGAGCCGCAACGCACTGGTCCGTCTATGCCAGCCGTCAAGGGTTTGAAGCTTGAATGGGCAGACAAGTCCACATGGCCTGTTGAACTTGCTGAAGACGGCACTTATCTTCGTGCGCCGAAGTATTACGGGACTTGTGACGACGATGCCGATACTTCTATTGCTGGCGTGCTAGAAGTGCTGACTGAAGAAGAATATTACACTCGCAAGCAAGCCGAGTATGAAGCTCGTCGCCCGTATCCTTCGTGGTTGTGGGATGAAGACAGTGGGCAGTGGGTGCCGCCGATCCCTCGCCCGGAAGATGCAGTTATGAACGGCGGCAATGTACGTTATCAGTGGAATGAAGAAACCGTTTCTTGGGTGGCGATGTGATTCATCCAAAGGACGTAAAGCTGTTTATAGCAACGCCTTTCTTTGGCGGCGCAACCTACAACTATGTGCAAGGCATTTTCAATCTTGGCTACAACTTAGGCAAACTAGGCGTTCATGCGCATTTTGCTCAAACGCTAAACAATCCTTACATTTGGACGGCAAGAAACAGACTGGTCGCAGATTTCCTCAAGACGGATTTCACGCACTTTATGTTTATTGATCAAGATGTAGGATTTTTAGCAAGCGATGTATTTGCTTTGATTCAAGAAGATAAAGATATTGTTGCTGGAACGTATCCATTAAAACAAATCAACTGGGAATATGTAGAAAAAGCCGTAAAAGAGGGAGTGCCAGCAGAAAAACTAGAGTCACACACCGCCATGCACGTTTTTCTGCCTGTTAACAAACAAGACAAGCCAAACAACAAAGAATTGCTTGAAGTCATCAATGTCGGCACAGGGTTCATGCTTATAAAGCGTGAGGTGTTTGAAAAACTAGCCGAGACGGTGGATACATACTTTGAGGTAATCACTCCTGAGTTGCGCGTTAAAACCTTAGATTTTTTTGGTCACGAGCGGGTGAATGAGGAGTTTTGGGGCGAAGACGTTTCTTTTTGCATGAGGGTTAGAAGCGCTGGAATCAAAATCTATGTTGCACCTTGGGTACAGTGTTCTCACTACGGCAGCTATCACTACAACCAAAAGCCGCATCACTTACAGCTAGGATAATCCGTGAAAGAGTTTTTCTTCATCTCTGGTCTACCGCGTTCTGGCTCGACGTTGCTATCCGGCATCTTGCGTCAAAACCCAGATTTCTATGCAGACATTTCCTCCCCGATGCAGGGTTTGGTGACCTCAACGATCAACGTCATTACGGGCAGTGAGAACAATCATCTGATTGATGAAGACCGCCGCAGACAGATTCTGCGCGATACGTTTGAGGCGTACTACAAGGCAGTCAACAACCCGGTTGTGTTCGATACAAGTCGCGGCTGGACTGCTAAAACAGCCCTGTTGAAAGACCTCTATCCTCAAACAAAAATCATCTGCTGCGTGCGTGACCTACCGTGGATTCTGGATTCTTTTGAGCGGATCACCGCAAAGAACGGTTTGTATGGCGCGACACTTACCGACGACGAAGCGCGACAAACCGTGACAACCAGATGTGACGCGCTGATGGATGTGAAGAAAGAGGGTCAGGTAGTCAAACCTTACTACTTCCTAGAAGAAGGTCTGCTATTAAACCCTGATATGATTTTCCTGATGGAGTACGAAGGTCTATGTAAATACCCGGAAGACACCCTGCGTAAGATTTATGCGTTCATTGGTAAACCTTACTTTGACCATGACTTCAATAATGTTGAGTATGAGAACGAAGTTTTTGACCGTTCACTAAATATGAAGAGCCTGCATACCGTCAGGCGCAAGGTTGAGTGGCAAGAGCGAGATTCAATTCTGCCTAAGTCGGTCTGGGATAAATATTCAGGCAAAGAGTTTTGGCGCCCTGCTCCACAAGAAATGGGCATGAAGGTGCGGTATCTGTATGGCTAGGATACTTGTCATGGGCTTGCCGGGGTCTGGGAAGACAACGCTGGCCCGCAAGTTAGCAAAGATGTTTGGTGCAAAGCTGTTGAACGCGGATGAAATACGTCAAGAAGCGAATGACTGGGATTTTTCTATTGAAGGGCGGTTAAGGCAGGCAAGGCGTATGCGGCAGTTGGCTGATGAACATCCATTAGTAATCGCGGACTTCGTTTGCCCTCTGCCAGAGATGAGAGATATTTTTGCTGCTGACTATACAATTTGGATGGATACAATTGAGTCTGGTCGATACGAAGATACCAACGCACTTTTCGTGCCGCCAGAAAAATACGACATAAGGATTATTTCTTGGAAGCAGGTCAACGATTAAAGCCTATATTACTTGCCCTGAGTGCTTCGGCGCTTGTGGGTATTGCTGTACACGAAGGATACAGAGGAGAAGCATATGAACCGGTTAAAGGCGATGTACCGACGATTGGTTTCGGAACTACAGAAGGCGTGGAAATGGGTGACCGAATCACTCCAGAAAGAGCTTTGATTCTGCTCTTGAAGGACGCTAACAAGTTTCAAAATGCTGTCAAGAGGTGCGCGCCAGTACCCATGTATCAATATGAATTCGACGCATACGTTTCCTTAACTTACAATATTGGCGAGGGCGCTTTCTGCAGAAGTACTCTGGTTAAAAAACTAAACGCCCAAGACTACGAAGGTGCATGTGCAGAGATTCTGCGGTGGGATAAGTTCAAGGGCAAGCCGCTGCCGGGGTTAACCAAGCGTAGGCAACAGGAGTTTAATCAATGCTTGGGTTACTGATGAACCGCTGGGTGTTGGGTGGATTGGCCGGGCTAGTGATGCTCGGCTTTTCGTATTGGAAAGGGTATACGTCTGGCAAGGACAATATCCAGCAAAAATGGGATGCTGAGAAGGTTGTGCTGGAACGCGAAGCGCAGCAACTCAAAGACCAAGCCCGCGAAGCAGAACGCACTATGCAGAAAGAAGTCAACAGAATTCAGAAGGAGAAGCACGATGCTGTTAAGGTTGCTAATTCTAAGTACAGCGCTCTTATTGACAGCCTGCGCAACCGTTCAGAAACCCGTGCCACCGACACAATGCCCGGCAGTACCGGAGATGTTGTTGGATGCACCGGAGCGCAGTTGGCTAGACCAGATGCAGAATTTCTTGCGGGGTTTGCTGCCGACGCAGAACGACTCCAAGCCGCGTACAACTCCTGCCGAGATGCGTACCAAGTAATAAAAAATCAAACAAACGCCCAATAAAAATGGCCTTATCCAAGC